TCAGGCCGCGCGGCGGGCATTCTTGATGATCTTGTATACCCATTGCACCGAGATGCCGTGTTTTTGCGCCAGCGAGGCATGGTTGGAGCCGTTGAAGTCCGCCAGGATCTGGCGGTCGCGTTCGGCGGACTTTCCGCTCTTGCCCAGCGGGAAATAGACGTTTTGGCCGCCCCAGTGCTGGGCCATGCGGCGGGTGATCTCCTGGGCGATCTTTTCCGCCTGCCTGTCCTCGGTGTTCGCCAGCTGCCGCAGCGCCGCGGTGATGTGGTCGGTCAGGTCTGCCAGCAGTTCCGGTCCCTTGCTGCGAAGTTGTGCCTGCATGCGCGCTCCCGCTTTTTTGCTTGTTTTGATGGCTGTCATTGTTCCATTTCCCGCGCGCGGCGGCCGGATGACCGGTGTCAGCGCGATGTCAGCGCCGCATTTAGTAACGGCGGCTACAAGAAAGCCTCCCCCTCCTTCCTGCATTCTTCGCCACATCCGGCAAGCGGCTTCACGCTGGCCGGCAATCCGGGCGCGGTTCCCGCGCGTCTCTTTCCCTTCTCTATCTGGAGTTTCGTCGTGGCAAGCACTTCCCAGATTGTCGACGCGCTGTTGGCGCGTCTGCGCGGCGCGGCGCCGCAATTGACCGTCGAGTATTTCGCCGGGGCCGAGGACGACTATCCGCTGGCGCATCCGCAGGGCGTGGCCCTGCTGTGCATGCGCGGCAGCCAGTTCGGCCCGCTGCATGACGGTTACGGCCAACTGCGCACGCTGCAGCTGACGATCACGGTGCTGCTGAACCAGCGCGACGCCGGGATGGGGGACTGCGACGCGCTGGACGCGATACGGCGCGCCTGCCTGGGCTTCGCGCCGCCGGATTGCCAGCCGGCGTGGCTGCTGTCGGAAAACTTCCTGGGTTATCGCGACGGCGTGGCGCGCTACGCCATCGCGCTGGCCACCGACACCCTGCAGGTGGCGGAGGCCGACCCGGAGCCTTTGACCGTGCTAAACGCAGTCTCAAACGAGGAGCAACCATGAAGTATCTGTATTCCGGTCCGATCAGCGGCGTCACCCTGGGCGACGGCCAGGAAATCATGCTGTTTCCCGGCAAGGAGGTGGAAATGCCGGAAGCGCACAGCTACACCCGCACCCTGGTGGCGCTGGGCTATCTGAGCGCCCAGCCCGCAGGCGAGTCCATCCCTTCCCATACCGCTGAACAAGGAGAGTAAGCATGGCGGCAAACTATCTGCATGGCGTTGAAACCATCGAAGTCGAACGCGGCCCGCGTCCGGTGCGCACCGTCAAGTCGGCGGTGATCGGCCTGATCGGCACCGCGCCGGCCGGCGCGGTCAACTCCACCACGCTGACCCTGTCGGAAAAAGACGCGGCGGCTTTCGGCCCGCAGCTGCCGGGCTTCACCATTCCGCAGGCGCTGACCGCGATCTACGATCACGGCGTAGGCACCGTGGTGGTGATCAACGTGCTGGACCCGGCGATGCACAAGTCTACGGCCAAGGAGGAAGGCATCGCCCTGGATCCGGCCACAGACAGCGTCCGCCTGAAGAACCCGGCAGTGGCCAACGTGGTGGTCAAGAGCGCCGACGGCAACACCGCCTACGTCGTCGGCCAGGACTACGCGCTGGACGCGGCCTACGGCAAGATCACCCGCGTGAAGACTGGCAAAATCGCCGCCGGCGCCAGCCTGAGCGTCGGCTACGACTACGCCGATCCGTCCAAGGTGACCGCCGCCGACATCATCGGCGCCGTCAACGCTGCCGGCAACCGCACCGGCATCAAGGCGCTGCAGGACACCTACAACAAGTTCGGCTTCTTCGCCAAGCTGCTGATCGCCCCGGGCTTCTGCACCCAAAACACCGTCGCCGCGGAAATGGCGGCCATGGCCGACAAGCTGGACGCCATCGCCTATGTCGACGCGCCGCTTGGCATCACCTTTGATCAAGCGCTGTCCGGCCGCGGCCCGGCGGGCACCATCGGCTTCAACACTTCCAGCGACCGCGTCCGGCTGTGCTACCCGCACGTGATGGTGGCCGACGGCAACGGCGGCCTGCGTTACGAGCCGCTGTCGTCCCGCGCCGCCGGCCTGCGCGCCAAGGTGGATAACGACAAGGGCTTCTGGTGGTCCAGCTCCAACCAGCAGCTGGCCGGCGTGATCGGCGTGGAGCGTCAGCTGTCGGCGATGATCGACGACCCGAACTGCGAGGTGAACCAGCTCAACGAGCAGGGCATCACCACCGTGTTCAGCAGCTATGGTTCCGGCTTCCGCCTGTGGGGCAACCGCACCGCGGCCTGGCCCTCCGTCAGCCACATGCGCAACTTCGAAAACGTGCGCCGCACCGGCGACGTGATCAACGAGTCGATCCGCTACTTCAGCCAGCAGTTCATCGACATGCCGCTGAACCAGGCCACCATCGACGCGCTGGTGGAATCGGTGAACGGCTACGGCCGCAAGCTGATCGGCGACGGCGCGCTGCTGGGCTTCAAAGCCTGGTTCGACCCGGCCCGCAACCCGCAGGCCGAGCTGTCCGCCGGCCACCTGCTGATCAGCTACAAGTACACCGTGGCCCCGCCGCTGGAACGCCTGACCTTTGAAACCGAGATCACTTCGGAATACCTGCTCAGCCTGAAAGGAGGCAATTAATCATGGCCGGCAAGATTGAAATCAACCGCATCACCAACGCCAACATCTACATCAACGGCAACTCGCTCTTGGGCCGCGCCGAGGAGATCAAGCTGCCGGACGTGTCCGCCATCATGCAGGAGCACAAGGCGCTGGGCATGGTCGGCAAGATCGAGCTGCCCGCCGGCTTCGAGAAGCTGGAGGGCGAGATCAAGTGGAACTCGCTGTACAAGGACGTGGCCAAGATCATCGCCAACCCGTTCCAGGCGGTGCAGCTGCAAGCCCGCTCCAGCATCGAGACTTATGGTTCGCAAGGCCGCCTGCAGCAGGTGAGCCTGGTCACCTTCCTGACCGTGATGTTCAAGAAGAACCCGCTGGGCACCTTCAAGCAGCATGAAAACGCCGACTTCAGCTCCGCCTTCACCGCCACCTACGTCAAGCAGGTGGTGGACGGCGAGGACATCCTGGAGCTGGACTACATGGCCAACATCTTCCGCGTAGGCGGCAGCGACATGCTGGACCTGTACCGCCAGAACATCGGCGGCTAATTCCAGAGCGCCTGCGGGCGCTTGGGCGCGGCTGGCGGGGAGGGCGTCTCCCGGCTCCGCCAGCCGCTTTTAAAGCGAATCCCTAAAGCGCTTTCGCATACCCCGGATACGGGTTGCCGGAAAATGACGGCATCCCAACCCGCTTCAAGGAGCCATCATGCAGATCAAGCTGAAATACCCGTTCACCAACGCCGCCGGCCAACGCATTGACACGCTGGAAATCTCCCGCCTGAAGCGCGCCGACCTGAAGGCCGCCAGCCACCACAGCGACGACGATGCCGACCAAGAGGACTTCCTGTTCGCCCGCATGACCGGCCTGACGCTGGAAGACATCGACCAGCTGGACATCGCCGACAGCCGCGCGCTGGCCGACAGCTTTCGCGAAATGGTGGGCGGATCCGCCGACGCTTAAGTCCTTCGACGAAGTTCTGTTGACGGTGCTGGGCCTGCCGCCGTCGGAAATCGACGCGCTGGCCATGGACGACTACTGGTTCTGGTGCGAAGCCGCCGAACGGGAAGCCCTGCGCCGCAGCGAGCGCCAGCAGCAACTGCTGGACGCCTTCTAGCGCGGTCACCGCCGCGCCCAGCCCGAATCCTTTCCAGATCGGCCGCCTCCCGCCAGCCGGGACGGGGCCGATCCCTCTTTCTTCTCATCCCAAAACTACAGGCAATCACCATGGTAAGCGAGTTTTTCATCGGCCTTAAGGTGGGCGCGACGCTGTCCGGGGTGTTCGACAACGCTTTCCGCTCCGCCCGCGCGGCGATGGACGATCTGCGCAAGTGCAGCCTGCGCCTGTCCGACGCGCAAAAGGACCTGGCCGGCCATGTCGAACGCACCCGCCGGGCTTATGCCGGCCTGGATCTGGCCGGACTGGAGCGCCAGCACCGGCAACTGGAGTCCACGTTGGGGCGGCTGACCCGCCAGCACGAGGCCTGGCAGGCCAGCTTGCGGCGCGGCCAGGCTTTGCAAGGCACGCTGCGCATCGAACAGAAAAGCCGGATCGAGGTGCTGACCTCCATCCGGCTGAAAGCCACTGTGCGGCTGATCCAGGAGCAAATCGACCAAAAGCGGCACGAGCAGGACGCGAGTGTCCGCCAGATGCCCGCTGACTGCTGGCCGAAGCCCGGCCAGAGCGGCGGCAAGGAAGGCGGCAAACGCGACGGCGGCGCAAGCGGCGACGCCGACCCCGCAGGAGGGTGGCGGCTGCCCAAGCTGTCGTTGGACGCGCTGCGGCTGCCGACGGCGGAAGAGTTGATAGGCGTTGCCGATGGCATCAGCAAGGCAGGAAAGGCGCTGGCTGATGTCAGCGGCAAGGCGCATGCAATCCTGTCCTCGGGCGTCGGCCGCAAGGCGCTGGAGTCGGTGCACGCTCGGCTGAACCAGGCGCTGGGCGGCAAGCTCCCCTCGGTGGATTCGATCCTGGGCGGCCTGAAGAAAGCGGAAGAATTCGGCAAGACGATGGAGGCGTTCGGCGACAAGGCGGGCCAGGTATTGCGCCGCTATGTCGAAACCCAGGGCAGCACGCTGGAGAAAGTGTGGGAGGCGGTCAAGGTCCTGTTCGAGGATGGCGGCGGCAAGCCGGGCGGCGATTTGCCGTCGGACAAGCCCGGCGACGCGATGCAGGAGTGCAAGTGCAAATGCACCTGCCAATGCGACGACGAAGGCTCGGACGGCCAGTCGGATGGTTCCGGCGACTCGGGCGATGACCGCAAAGACGACAAGAAGGACGACAAGAAGGACGACAAGAAGGACGACAAGAAGGACGACAAGAAGGACGACAAGAAGGACGACAAGAAAGACGACAAGAAAGACGACAAGAAAGACGACAAGAAAGACGACAAGCGCCGGAAGCGGGATCGGCGCAAGAAACGAGATAAAGGAGGCAAGTCCGGCGGGCAGCGCAAACCGGGCGGCAGTCACAAGCGAGGCGATACCTGGAAAAAGTACAAGAAGAAGGGCGGAGGGCGCGGAAGGCGGCCGAAACTGCCCGGCAGGCCGGGCGACGAGTGGCGCAAGCACAAGAAGGGCGGCGCGCCGGACCGCAAAGGACAGGGCGGGCCTGGCAAGGGCGGCGCGGGGCAGGGCAAGAAACCGCCTATTTCCGACCCGGCCAGGAAAGCCTGGCTCAAGGGCAAGAAGACTGGCTCGTCCCGCAACAAGGGGCCGGCGGCATCGAATCGGCCCGCTCAACCAGGCGTTGGCAAAGGCAATGCGGCAGCCGATAGAAGGCCGCCTGGCTACGCCAGCCGCGGCGAGAGGGGCCGGACCGCGCCGAAACCGCCGTCGCCCAAGCCATCGAGCCCGCCCAGCCGCAGCTATCGCGCCGGCAATTCGCTGAAAGCCGCGGCTTTCAAGCCGAAACTGCCTGGCTTGCCGACCGGCAAGGCAAGCTTGTTGGGCCGCGCGATGGCGATGGTGTCGGAAACCAAGGCGCCGGCCAAGCTGGCCCAGGTCGCCGCCAGCGGGCTCGACAAGGCCGCGCCCCTGCTCAAGGTGGGCAGCAGTCTGGCCAAGCACGCCAACGTCGCGCTGACGGTGGCGACGGCGGGGCTGGAAATCTTTTCGGTCAACCAGTCCAAGCTTAACGATCAGCAGAAACGGGCGGAATACGCCCGCATCACAGGCGGAGCGGGCGGCGCTTTGGCCGGCGCGGCGGCCGGCGCCGCCATCGGCTCCATCGTGCCGGTGGTCGGCACGGCGATCGGCGGCATTGTCGGCGGCATCATCGGCCAGTATGGCGGCGAATGGCTGGGCAAGAAGGCAGGCGCCGAGGTGGAGAAGCTGAGGTCTCAACCGTCTGCCGCGCCGACGGCCAAGCCTGCCGTCCCGGCCTCGCCAGCGGTTCCCCCAAAGCCTGCGACGCCCCCAAAGCCGGCCGTGCCTCCCAAGCCGACGATGCCCCCGAGTCCGCCGCCGAAGCCGGTCAAGCCGGTGTCCGCGCCGAGCGCCCAGGCGCAGGAGAAGCAGACGCAGCAGCTGCAGCGCATCCAGCAGGCGGTCAGCAAGACCGCGGCCAAGCCGGCGGCGGCGCCTTCCGTGTTCAACATCACCTTCTCTCCGCAAATCACCGTCAACGGCGCGTCGCCGGCAGGCACCAAGCAGCAGGTCCAGCAAGCGATGCAGCTGTCCTTCGCCGAGTTCGAGCGAATGATGAAGCGCTACGACGCCGACAAGCAGCGACGCAGCTACGCGGCGCGATGAGAGGCATTCATGAAGAAAGGAGCCAACGATGTACGCGGTACTGGGTGACATCGAGTTCGACCTGATCAGTTATTTCGACGGCCTGGAGCAGCGCGGCGGCAGCGATTACGCAGAGCACGCGCGGATAGGCGGCAAGCCGGTGCTGCAGTTTGTCGGCGACCGGCTGGATGAGGTGCGCATCGATCTGGTGCTGCACGCCGCCTACTGCCAGCCGGATGCCGAGCTGCAGCGGCTGCACGCCGCGCGCCAGGCGCACCAGGCGCTGGCGCTGGTGTTGGGCAACGGCGATCACAAGGGGCATTTCGTGATCACCGAACTGTCCAGCACCGGCCGCCAGAGCGACCGCAGCGGCAATCTGCTGGCGGTGGAGGCGCAGCTGTCGCTGCGCGAATTCCGCGGCCAGCAGGCTCCCGCGCCCAAGCCCGGCCTGCTGGGCAGCGTCAGCGGCCTGCCGCAGGTCAAGCTGGGGCAGACGCTGGCCGGCGCCGGCTTCAAGCCGGATTTGTCCGGCCTGAGCAAGGCGCTGTCCCAGGTGAAGACCATGGCGGTCAAGGCGCGCAAGGTGGTCAACGACGTGCGCGAGCTGAAGGATCTGGCGCGGCGCGACCCCTTGTCGGCGCTCACCCGGGTGCCGGGCGTGCTGCAGGACGTTCAGACCGCGGTGCCCGGCATCGCCCAGGGCGTGGAGAAACTGAATCAGTTCATCCAGCCGTATTCGCGGCTGGCTGAGACCATCAAGCCCTTGATTCCGCAGTTTCAGCAGATGGGCCGCCAACTGGGCGCGCTGGCCGACTCGATGCAGGGCTGCACGCTGGACAACGTGGCCGACAAGCTGGCCAAGGCCGAGGCGACGGTCCGCGACATCGACAAGAACTGGCCGAGCCGCGACATCGAAATGGCGAAGCTGTCCGCCAAGGCGGTGCTGCGCCGCATTCTGGAGTGAACCATGTTTCTCAAACACATCTGTCAGGAAGGCGAGCGCTGGGACCAGATCGCCTGGCGCTATTACGGCGACGTCGGCCAGTTGGTGATGCTGATCGCGGCCAACCCGCAGGCGCCGATCTGCGAGACGCTGCCGGCCGGCACCCAGTTGGCCATACCGTTGCTGGAGGCGCGGGACGAGGCGGCGCAAGACGAGCTGCCGCCGTGGAGGCGGCCATGATGGACAGCCGCATCCAGGATGTGGCGGCGCCGGTGTTCGAGCTCAGCTACAACGGCAAGTCCATCACCGCCGACATTGCCCAGTACGCGCTCAACATCAGCTACACCGACCATCTGTCCGGCGAGTCGGACGAGCTGGAGCTGGAGCTGGAGGACTGCGACGGCCGCTGGCTGAACGGCTGGTACCCGGACAAGGGGGCCACGCTGGACTTCAAGCTGGGCTACCGCGGCGCGGCGCTGGCGGCGTTGGGCAGCTTCGACGTGGACGAGGTCAATTACAGCGCGCCGCCGTCCGTGGTCCACATCCGCGCGCTGGCCACCGGGGTCCAGCATCCGCTGCGCACGCCGGAGGGCCGCGCCTACGACAAGCTGACGCTGCAGGCGCTGGCCCAGCGCATCGCCAAGCGCCATGGCATGAAGCTGGAGGGCAAGATCGAGGCGGTGGACATCGAGCGCCTGACCCAGTACCACGAGACCGACCTGCAGTTCCTGCAGCGGGTGTCCAGCCATTACGGCTATGTCTGCAAGGTGATGGACAACAACCGCAAGCTGGTGTTCTGGAAGCGCGCCGAGCTGGTGGAGTCGGCCAGCGTGCGCCGCTACGCGCCGTCCGACCTGATCTCCTGGCGCGCGCGCGACCAGCTGTCGCAAGTACCCAGCGCGGTGGAGGTCAGCTACCACGACCCGCACAAGCGCAAGCTGCAGACGGCGCGGGTGGGCGCCGACGCGCGCGCGCCGGGAGGCAAGGCCAGCAGCGCCGATGTGGTCAAGCTCACCCGCAAATCCGGCGGGCGCGCGCAGGCGCTGGTGCAGGCCAAGGCCGAGATGGAGCGCCGCCAGCTGGCGCGCACCGAGATGAGCGTCACCCTGGACGGCTCGCCGCAGCTGGCGGCCGGCCGCAACATCGAGCTGGCGGGCTTCGGCAAGCTGTCCGGCCGCTACCTGATCGAGCGCGCCCGCCACCGGCTGTCGCGGCAAGAGGGCTACATCTGCGAACTGGACCTGAAACGCGCGGCGCCCGCCGCGGCCAAGGAGAAAAAATGAACGATGTTTCCCTGCCAGACGCGCTGGCCACGCTGAAATTCGGCAGCGTGGCCGAGCATGACGCCCCCACCCAGCGGGTGCGGGTGCGGCTGCCGGAGCTGGGCCAACTGCTCACCGCTTGGCTGCCGGTGCTCAGCCGCAAAAGCCTGAAAGACAAGGACTACTGGCTGCCGGATGTCGGCGAGCAGGTGGCGGTGTTGATGGACGCCCGCGGCGAAGACGGCGTGGTATTGGGCGCGATCTACTCCGAGGCGGACGCGGTGCCGGTGGCGAGCCAGGAGAAATGGCAGCGCCGCTTCGCCGACGGCGCGGTGCTGGAATACGACCGGCGGCAGAACCAGCTGACCGTCAGCGGCGGCATCAAACATGTAGTGGTGGATACCCTGGCCGATGTGCAGATCAAGGCGGCTTCCAGCATCACGATAGATGGCGGCCAGACCGTCACCGTCAAGGCCGGGAGCAAGGTCAGCATCGACGCGCCGGCCACCGAGATCAGCGGCACGCTGAGCGTGCAGGGCGCGATCGCCGGCCAGGGCGGCCTGGCGGTGTCCGGCGGCGGCGGGGCCACGGTGAGCGGCAGCGTCAGCGTCAGCGGCGACGTCACGGCCAGCGGCAAGAGCCTGGTGGGACACAACCACATGGGGGCGCACGGCCCGACCAGCCCGCCGCTCTGAGCCGCGGCGCCGTCTTATTCGCAGTTTGACTGGAGACCATGATGAACAACGATTTCTTCACCCTGCTCACCGCCGTCGGCAAGGCCAAGCTGGCCGCCGCCGCCAGCGGCGGCGCGCCGCTGAAGCTCAGCCAGATGGCGGTGGGCGAGGGCGATGGCGGCGCGTATTACACGCCTAGCGAAAGCCAGACCGCGCTGAAGAGCGAGGCCTGGCGCGCCGGCCTCAACCACCTGTCCACCGACCCGGCCAATCCCAACTGGATCGTGGCCGAGCTGGTGATCCCGGACCAGGTGGGCGGCTTCACCATCCGCGAAGTGGGCGTGTTCGACGCCGACGGCGCGCTGTTCGCGGTGGGCAAGTTCCCGGAGAGCTACAAGCCGGCGCTGGCCGACGGCGCCAACAAGCAACTCTACGTGAGGATGATCCTGGAAGTGTCCAATGCCGCGGCGGTGACGCTGATGGTGGACCCGAGCGTGGTGCTGGCCACCCGCGGCAGCGTCGACGCGCGCATCGCCGAGGAACTGGCCAAGCTGGACGGCAAGCCGTCGGCTCGCGCCGCGACCACTGGCCCCATCGCGCTGGCCGGCCTGCAGACGGTGGACGGCGTCGCGCTGCAGCTGGGCGACCGGGTGCTGGTCAAGAACCAGGCCGCCGGCGCCGACAACGGCATCTATGTGGCCGGCGCCGGCAACTGGGCGCGCGCCGCCGACGCCGACATCAGCCTGGAAGTGACGCCGGGGCTGTTCGTCGCGGTGGAGCAGGGCGCGGCCAACGGCGGGGCGATCTGGCAATTGCTGGACGCCGGCGCGCCGGTAACGCTGGGCAAGACGCCGCTTTCCTTCGAACGGGTTTCCGGCCGCACCGGCGTGTCCGCCGGCAGCTACAACCGGGTGGCGGTGGGCGCGCGCGGCGAAGTGCTGGGCGGCTCGCAACTGGTGGCCTTCGATCCGGCGCAGACCTTTCCGGTGCAGTCTTACCGGCGCAATTTGCTGATCAATGGCGGCTTCGACATTTGGCAGCGGGGCCTGAGCCAGACGGCAGCGGGGTATGGTTCGGCGGATCGCTGGTTGTTGGATCTGGGTAGTGGCTTGCCTGGGGTGACGATGGCAAAGATGGATGCCAGCGTAGCGGATACCGAGGCGCTTGGCGGAGCCACTTCTTTTCTGCGTTTAACCTTGGCCAAGGCCCCTTCATCCAAGGTCCGGGAATACTGCCAGATCAACCAGCGCGTCGAGAATCTGCGCCGTTTTTCCGGCAAGCAGCTGACGCTGAGCTTCTGGGCCAAAGCCGACAAGCCTTGCTCCATCTTGGCTTATGTCGAGCAGTGGTTCAGCGCGCCTTATGTCGAAGCGGTCAAAAACCGCGCGTTGAATAGCACAGCGGCAAATCTGAGCAGCGCTTGGCAGCGTTTCAGTTTCACATTCACCTCGCCCAGCTTGCAGGGGCGTGCCATCGGTAGCCAAGGCGATGATTGTCTGAGCGTGTTTATCGGCCTTTCGTATAGCGATGCGCTTCCTGAGTTGAATGCCATCGCCGCCGCGCAAACCGGCGCGTTCGACATCGCCCAGGTGCAGTTGGAGGAGGGGCCGGTGGCGACGCCGTTTGAGCGGCGCTTGCCTGGAGAGGAGTTAGCGTTGTGCCAGCGTTATTACGAGACCGGCTACGCGGTGGCCCGCTATATGGGCGGGGATGACAGTGTTGGATGGGTGTCTTTCAAGCAAAGCAAAAGAACTTTTCCCGCCATTGCATTCAGACATCCGGTTACTGGCGTGCCAGGGCAAGGGATTGCTACTAACAATGGATCGCCCACTCCGGATGTGGCTGGCATCGGACTGATTTACAACACCAATCAAGACAAGCTGATGGATGGTTTTACTTGTGGTGCCGCAGCTTTTATTCCATCGAATGCGAATGATGCAATCATACAGTCCCGCTGGACTGCCGACGCCGAACTGTAAATGGAGAACAAGACCATGTATCAATTGAGCGATCGCGCGGATGTGATCATCCGCATCGCAGACGGCGCGCATATTCCGCAAGGCCATCGTTTTTGGGCCGATTACCAAGCCTGGCTGGGCCATGGAAACTCACCGGCGCCGGCGGAAAGCCCGGCGCAGCTGTTGCCGCGCCTGCTGCGGGAGATCGACGCCGCCGCCGACGCCGCCAGCCAGCTGTATGTCGGCAGCGAACTGCGCGCGTTGGAATACCGGCAGGCCGCCGCCGAGGCCCAGTCCTATAAAGACGGTGGCTGCAAGGGCGACGCGCCGCCTATGGTGAAAGCCTGGGCCGACGCCAAGGGCCTGTCCGGCAAGGATGCCGCCGACGGCATTCTGGCCAAGGCCGCGGCCGGCGGCCAGGCCCTGGCCGCGATCCGCGCGTTGCGCCTGGCGGGCAAGGAAGCGGTGCGCCAGGCGGCCGACGCCGAAGCCGCCCGCGCGGCGGCCGACGACGCGCTGGCCAAGCTGCGTCAGCTGGCCGAGTCGCCGGACGCGTTGGCCGAGCCGGCAGGCGACGCGGCCCATGCCGGCGGCTTCTGGCGTTCCTCTTTCAAGCTGTTCTCCCGGGGCGTCTGATCCCCGGCCGGCGGCCGCGCGCCGCCGGTTCTCTGTTTTCCCCATGCCCGGCCATTCGGTCGGCGCGCCCTTCCCAAGGTTATCCGATGACCGACATCACTCCCAATGTGCTGGCCGGCGACACGCGGCTGTCGTTGCCGGCCGAGCTGAGTCGGCGCTTGCCGCGCATCGATCTGGCGCCTTTTCTGGTTTACCTGGTGGACCAGGTGGAGGCCGATTTTCTGCCCCTGCTGGCCGAGCAGCTGCACGTGGCCGGAGACGAAGGCTGGCAACTGGCCGCCGGCGAAGCGCAGCGGCGCGATCTGATCAAGCAGGCGATAGCGCTGCACCGCTACAAAGGCACCCGCTGGGCGCTGCGGCAGGTGCTGGCCACGCTGGACCTGGACGGCCGCGTCAGCGAGTGGTTCGAGTACCAGGGCCGGCCCTTCCATTTCAAGGTGGATCTCGACTTGTCCGGCCGCGGCCTGGGCGAAGCCGCCTATCAAGCGCTGCGGCAGATGCTGGACCAGTACCGCAACGCCCGCTCCCGGCTGGAGAGCCTGGATTTGCGGGTGGAGCTGCATGAGCGGCTGCCCGCCGTCGCCGCGGTTTCCGCAGGCGGCGAGGTGGCCAGTGTCTACCCGCGGGCGCTGCGCGGCCTGGCGCGGCAAGGCCCGCTGCGGCTGGCCGCGGCCCACGGCGTCGCGGAAACCGCCTCCATCCTGCCGTGGCGGCGCGAGCGGCTGGATGGGCAGGCGCCGCTGCGCTGGGGCATGGCGCTGCCGTGCCGAGAGGCAGTCACCCTCTATCCCCGCTCCTTCGACTTTTTCCCTAAATCCCTTTAAAAGCCGCGTCCGCGGCGCTTTGGCACCATAGACACCATGACACAGCTAACCGACATCTCATCCCTGCACTGGCAACCGGCGCTGCAGCCTAGCGGCGCCAAGCCCGGCGCCAATGTCGCCGACATCGTGGAAAACCTGGACGACATCCACCAGGCGCTGCGGATCATCCTGGGCACACCCAAGGGCAGCGACCCGCTGCGGCCGGAGTTCGGCAGCGATCTGTTCCGCTATCTGGACTACCCCGTGGACCGGGCCCGGCCGCATGTGGTGAGGGAGGCGGTGGCGGCGATCAGCCATCCGCTGCACGGCGAGCCGCGCGTCCAGTTGCTGAAGGTGCTGTTCAGCGTCGCGGCCGACGGTAGCGCCCACCTGTGCGCGCAATGGAAGCTGGCCGACGGCGTGATCCGCGAAACCGAACTCAGGCTGTGAGCCAGACAGATAGAGGATAAGCGCAATGAACCAGACGATGACCGATCTTCCCAAGTTTATCGACGACGATCCGCAGAAAATCACCAATGAGCTGATCACTGCCTACCAGAACATGGCCGGCAAGACGCTGTATCCGGGCCAGGTGGAGCGGCTGCTGATCGACCTGATCGCCTACCGCGAAAGCGTGGCCCGCGCCGCCTTCAACGACGCCGGCCGGCAAAACCTGGTGGCCTTCGCCCGCGCGCCGATGCTGGATTACCTGGGCGAGCTGGTGGGCGTGGCCCGATTGCCGGCGCAGCCTGCGCGCTGCAAGGTGACCTTCACCTTCGCGCCGGGCCAGCCGCAAGACGTGGTGATCGAGCCGAAAACCCTGGTGGCCGGCCGCGGCGACATCCAGTTCCAGACGCTGGAGCAGGCCAAGGCGAGGATTCTGCCAGACCAGGAAACGTCGGTGACGCTGGCGGTGCAGGCGGTAGAGCCGGGCATGGACGGCAATGGCCAGGAGCCGGGCGCCATCAGCCAGCTGGTGGACGATCTGCGCGTGACGGTGACGGTGAAGAACATGGAAGTCAGCGCCGGCGGCGCCGACGCCGAGGACGACGAGCGGCTGCGCCAGCGCATCCGTCTGGCGCCGGAATCGTTCAGCGTGGCCGGCAGCGCCGCCGCCTACCGCCACCATGCGCTGCGCGCGGACCAGAGCATCGTCGATGTGGCGGTGATCAGCGCCGGCAAGATGGAGGAGGGCGGCAAGCCGGAGGACGTGCCGCAGCCGGGCGAGGTGTGGCTGTACCCGTTGACTGCCGGCGGCCTGCCCAGTGCCGATTTGCTGCAAAAAGTGGCCAACACCTGCAGCGCGGACCGGGTGCGGCCGCTGACCGACAAGGTGTTGGTGAAGCCGCCGGTGGCGTTCGACTATCAGGTCGCGGCCAGTCTTCAGCTCTACGCCGGCTCCGACGCCAAACAGGTGCTGCAGCGCGCGCGGGACTCGCTGCAGGCCTATCTGCAAAACCAGCAGGCGCAGCTGGGCAACGACATCGTGCCCTCGCAGCTGGTGGCGGCGCTGTCGGTGCCGGGCGTGTACCAAGTGAATCTGCAGCAGCCGGCCGCCGTCCAGAAAGTGCCGTCCTACGGCTGGGCGCACTGCACCAACGGCATCGCGGGCCTGACAGTGGACAGCCTCAACAATGGCTAAGGACGCGACGCCGGGCCTGTTGGCGCGGGACGCCCGCTTCGGCCCGCTGGCCGAGCTGACCCGCCGCCTGGGCGTGCCGCGTGCGGACGAAGCCGATCCGCAGACGCAAGGCTGCTTCGACACCCTGGATCTGCTGGTCAACCTGGTGGACTGCGCGCAGCCCAAGCTGTTGCCGCTGCTGGCCGAGCAGTTCCACGTGTCCGGCGACGAAGGCTGGTTGCTGGCCGCCGGCGAGACGCAACAGCGCGAGCTGATCAAGCGCGCGATCGAACTGCACCGCTACAAGGGCACGCCATGGGCGGTGAACGAGGTGTTCCGGGTGCTGGGCGTGCAGGTGGAATTGACCGAGTGGTGGCAGGAAGAACAAGCTGGCCCAGCCCACACTTTCGATTTGATGGCCTGGGTCAATGACAACCTGATGCCGGGCGAGCCGGTGCTGAACGCCGAATTGTACAGCCGCCTGCGGCGCATGGTGGATCAGGTGAAACCGGCGCGCAGCGCCTATCGCTTCCGGCTGGGCGCCGCGTTCGACCAGCCGCTGCGCCTGGCCGGCGCTTTGCAGGGCCGCGCGCTGCGGCGGGTGGAAGCCGCCTGCGAGCCGCCGCCGGCCAAGCCGTTTTTCGCAACGCTGCGCCTGGCCGGGGCCATCCAGCCGCTGGCCGTGGTGCGCGCCAATATGGAGGTAAACCGATGAGCAGCACCCCGCTGATCCCCATCATTCTGGATAGCGGCCTAAAGGCCATCCAGCTGGCCAGCCAGGACGGCGTCCAGCTGCGGATCACCCATGTCGCGCTGGGCGACGAGGGCTACGCGCCCAGCGCCGGCCAGGCCAAGCTGAAGCGCGAGCGCGCCCGCTACCCGATCGCCGACGGCAAGAGCGAAGGCCCGCGCCAGCTGCATCTCACCGCGCTGGCCGACGACGACAAGGAATTCTGGATCCGCGAAGTCGCTTTCATTCTGGAAGGCGGCCAGCCGCTGGCCATCTGGTCCCACCCGACCCAGGCCCTGGCCTACAAGCAGGCCGGCATGCAGCTGCTGCTGGCCTACGACCTGGCGCTGTCCGGCGTGCCGGCAGACTGCGTGACCGTGCAATCCACCGGGGCGGGGCTGAATCTGGCGCTGGCGGGCGAGCTGGCAGCGCTGGCCGCCGCCCAGATCGACGAATCCGGCCGCGGCGTGGCGCGGGACGACCTGCTCCAGCTGCAAGATAGGCAGCAACGGACATTCAGCCGCCAGTTGGACCTGCTGCAACAGCAGCTGTCCCGGATGGAGGCCCAGCAGCAGGCCGCGCGCCTGGAGTGGCAGGAATGGATGGCGGCTTTCGCCGCCGCGCAGATCGACGAATCCCGGCGCGGAGTGACCCGCGACGACTGGCTGCGCAGCCAGGAGCAGGTTCAAGCCATCTTGCAACGCAAGTTGGCGCTGCAGGCAGGTTGAATACCAATACATAAAAATGGCGAGCCGAGTTTGGATGGAGTTTCGCCGGCATCGTCAGGATATCGCACCGTTTTGATGTACCTAACCTCAGGGGATGACTATGAGTTTGGAAGGAAAGATTGCCGAGTTGGTGACGGCGACGAATGGGTTGATCAGCACCTTTATTGGGAAGCGTCAGGAAATAGATAAGGCGGTGGAGAGGGCAGTAATAACTATCCCTAAAAATGAAAGAATTTATTATGTGGATGCAATCTCTGGATTGGATTCAAATACAGGGGAGAAAAATAGCCCTTTTGCAACAATTCAAAAGGCTTTGGATTCGACGCCTGTTGGCGGGGTGTGTACGGTTTTTTTGCTGACGGATTACGCGCTACGTACTGGTGTGGGTGTGAATGGTCGATATCTGAGACTTTCAGGAATAAAGGATGGTGGGGCTCGTGTAAAAATTATTCCTGACTATTACCCATCACCTTACAATGAGTCATGGATTGGTCGGTTCGCATGTGGTTGCGGTGGGGCGGTTGAGGTAAATAATATTGATCTTGTCTTGCCATCTTCCGCGGGTGTTGTTCCAGCCCCTAGCAAGAATCATGTTACCTCTTTCGTCAATTCGGCAATGGATGGTGGGCAGGCGGTTGTATCGCTAAAACTTAATAATTGCAATATTTCAGCGCCGGATGATTTTGTCGGAACTCTAATCGGTTGTCCTACTGGTTTCTTGGTTTTGCAATGTAATGGCGTGAATTTTCCAGATAATTTTGGTGGGAAATATATTCATCAAGTCGCAGCAAAAACAGATCCTATGACGTTGGTTAATGCTAGAACTAATTTGAAAAATCTATAAGGAGTGGATATGAATTTTTATAATATTACCGTGACTTACGGAGATATGACTTACGCGGGTTACGAGTTCGATCAACTGCCATTCGGCGCCGCCAAGGCCGCCACGGGCATGTTGATTGATGAGGCCGCCGATTTCGCCCGTCGGCGAATCTTGAGCGACTCGTTCCGCGTGCTGGAGTATGCCCGCGCGGCCAGCGAGGCGGCGGCATTCAAGGCAGCGGATTATCAAGGTCAGATGCCCCGCAGCGTGAAGAGCTGGGCGGAGGCGGCGAAGCTGGCACCCAAGGAGGCTGCGGACAGCATTCTGCGCAAGGCGGCGATGTGGGACGACGCGATGTACGAAATCCGCGATCTGCGGCTGAAGGGCAAGGCCCGCGCGCTGGCGACGGAGAATCATGAAGCGGCGAAAGCGGTTGTGGTCGCCACTACCGATGCGATTTACCTTTTGGCCAAGCAAAACGCAGGCATCGAGTTGTAAGCACATGGGCTTAGGCGCGCCAAGGGGCTTGGCCTAAGCTTGCCCCGCGTTGTCTTCGCATCCAGTCGGCTTATCCCCCGAGCCGATTGCCGCCGGGTTTCTCTCCCGTGCCCGGCGGCTCCCCTCAATGCTTCTCAAAATCTGCTTGTCCATCCTCTCCAGCTTTTTGTCTCCTGATTTCGCCGTTTGCCTCATCCCCTGGTGATGATCACGGACTCTCTCTTTCAGTTTCTTTCTGCCGTTCTCTTTTTCGCCGTCCCGGCGATAAATCCTTCCCCGATTTTCCCCTTTTCGGCTTTCAGGAGCCCACCCATGCTCCCCTCTCATTTCTCCGCGCCTGATGCGCGCGCGTCATCCCCGCATTCCCAATCCGATCAACCATCCCATCCTCAAGCGCCTAGCCAGCCAGAACCCGCTCAACTGCATTGCCGCTTCCGTTCGCTGGCCGTGCTGCGTGTGGCTATGCACGCCCGCTGACTTTTCTCCGGCGGCCGTTCCGCCGCCATTGCTCCCTTCCCATTCGCGGACCGCGCAAGCGCTCCGTCCCATCCCTCATCCCCGTTCAAGCACAAGGAGGTCTCCATGCATCTGCAACCCGGCCTTCGCCCGCGCCGTCAAGCGGCGACGGGCGGATATTCCCAGCCAGGAGGCGCGCGCGATGACTGACGCCATCCCCTCCATCCTGGCGCGCGATCAGCGCTTCGGGCCGCTGTCCCGGCTCACCGAGCGGGTGCCGGACCTTGATCTGTCTGTGTTCCTGGTCAACCTGATCGACACCGTACAGCCGGACCTGTTGCCGCTGCTGGCCGAGCAATTCCATATCCACGGCGAGGAAGGCTGGACGCTGGCGGAGTCCGACGATGCCCGCCGCGCGCTGCTGCACAGCGCCAACGAGCTGCATCGCCACAAGGGCACGCCGTGGGCTATCCGCGAGGCGATCCGCCGCCTGGGCCTGGGCGAAGTGGAGCTGATCGAGGGCCTGGCCGGCCAGCAGCGCAACGGACTCATCCGCCGCAACGGCTACTACGTCCACGGCGACCCCCACAGCTGGAACCAATACCGGGTGCTGCTGAGCCAGCCCATCACCAATGACCAGGCCGCCCAGCTGCGCCGCATGCTGGCGCTGTACGCGCCGGCGCGCTGCCAGCTGGCCAGCCTGGAGTACCAAGCCGTGGCCAATCGCCACAACGGCGTCATTCGCCGCAACAAGCAATTCAACCGAGGGACTGCCTGATGGCCAATCTGCAAGAAAAAATCACCTGGGAGCCGGGTATTTATCAACTGGAAACCTCAGATCCGGTGTTGGCCGGACCGGACGGGGTGGACAATGTGCAAGCCAAGCAGCTGGCCAACCGCACCGCCTATCTGAAAAAACAGATAGATGATCTGGTTTCCGGCGCGCTGGTGGCGGAGTTCGCCGACCGGCTGAAAACGCCGCGCAACATCGCGATGACTGGCGACGGCAATTGGAACGTGATGTTCGATGGCAGTGGCAATGCCAGCGCGGCGATGACGCTGCGCGACAGCGGCGTGACGCCGGGCGAATACGGCATCGTGACCGTGGACGGGAAGGGCCGCGTCACCAAGGCGCGGCAAATGAGTGGCGACGACGTGCCGGCGCACGACTGGAACAAGATATCCACCGGCAAGCCGACCACGCTGGCGGGGTATGGCATCAGCGACGGCGCGAGCAAAACGGATCTTCAAAACGCGGTGAATGGCCTGGTGTCCGGCGCGCCGGCGAATCTGAACACGCTGCAGGAGCTGGCCGCGGCGGTGAACAACGATCCCAAGTATTCGGCGACGGTGGATGGCAAGCTGGCAGGCAAGGCCGACAAGGCGACCACGCTGGCGGGGTATGGCATTGCCGATGGCGCCAGCAAGAGCGATCTGCAAAACGCAGTGAATGGTTTGGTAAGCAATGCGCCGGCCAACCTGAATACGCTGCAGGAACTGGCGGCAGCGATGAATAACGATCCCAAATACTCGGCAACGGTGGATGGCAAACTGGCGGGCAAGGCCGACAAAACGGACTTGGCAAATGCCGGCATAGGCGGACAGGCGAGGAACATCAATGCTGGCACGCTTACCGACCTACGCCCCAATGGCTTCTATCACGCTCAAGCGGATGGCGGCAAAGGCCTGACTGGCGCGCCTGGCAGTGGCGCGAATGGGATGTTCAATGTCAATTTCCTGAGCGACAAATGGGGATCGCTGACTTACCGGCAGTGGGGCGGAGAAATCTATGAGGCCAGGCTGGAGAATGGCGCATGGAGCAATTTTAACCGCCACTGGCATAGCGGCAACTTCAATCCCGATGGGAAGGCGGATAAAGCGACCACATTGGCGGGGTATGGCATTGCCGATGCGGCTAGTAAGGATACCGGTAACCGAGTGTGGGCCAATGCTTTTCGCGCAAGCAAAGGTTTGCCGACAGGAGATGACTCTAGCTCAGGTTTTGCATTCGGCCCGGATGGAGATACGGGGCTGTTTGCTGATGCATCGGGCAATAGCGCCAATATGGGGACAAATAATCTATTCCTGCACATTGACTCGACTCGAGTATTTCAAGTTAGCAATGCAGGCCGGGTATGGACTTCGTCTTATGGATTTTTAGACGATAAGTTTGCATCGAAGGTGGATACATTCCGTACGCAAGGTCAACCAGTAGATAAAGTCGACTGGAACACTCTGCTTGAACCTGGTGTTTATTCTATTGTTGATACGACCTTCAGCGGGTTGAACGCTCCCCCTGCTAGCTACTTTTGGGGGACGTTGCAAGTTATGCGGGGTAGTCCAAGAGGAAGTATTGGTGGAGTTACACAAATCTATACCTCGCATGGCGGAATGTCTGTTTGGCTACGCACAGCCTGGAATGATCAGGCCTGGCAGCCATGGCAGCAACTCTGGCATAGTGGCAATCAGGTTTTCTCCAGCTTGATAGAAGGAAATGGCTACCAAAAATTGCCCAGTGGTTTGATCATCCAGTGGGGGCAGGGGAGTTTGACCGCGACGTTAGGAAACCCCAGCAGTCTGGCAACCGCATTGTTCACAACCGGCGAAATCACGTTTCGGACAAGCTTCCCGGCCGCATGTTGCTCCATCATGGTTAACGGCAATGAGAATAGCGTCAGCGGGCAAGTGCAGGAAGGTTATTTCTGGGTTGGGGGCCGCTCTAAGGAAAAAGCGACGATTGGTTATACCCAGGTATTTGGCTCTTCCGGTGCGGGTGAAAGAACGGCATTCGACTGGGTCGCGATTGGATATTGATAACTGAGGAGAGCGAAATGACGATTTTCTATTCTGCCGGAACGGGTGGTTTCTACGATAGCGAGATCCATGGAGAAGGCTACCCTGCCGATGCGGTCCAGGTGGAGGACTCTGTGTATGAGGCACTGTTTCACGGGCAGGCCGCGGGCAAGCTTATCCAGGCGAATGGCAACGGTTGTCCGGTCCTAGTTGACGGCCCGACACTGTCTGTCGAGCAACAGCGCCAAGCCAGAATGGCGTGTTGCCAAGGGGAGATCGGCCGTCTGGAGGCCGATCAACATCGAGCGGTCAGGGAGCTTTTGACCTCCATGCTTGGCGGTGTGGCGCCGGCGGACGCGCTCAAGACTGAGGCGGGACAGAGGCTGCAACAGGTGGAAACGGCTATTGTCCGGTTGCGCGCAGCGCTGGAGCGTATTGCCAAGGCGCAGACCTCTGCGGAACTGAATGAGATCACCTGA